AAATAGAAAAGATTCAAGACATCTATCGATATTTTGAATCAGATACAGAAGATACTAATTTATTATCTAATATTTTACAAGACATCTATTGTTACTTTAAGATAAATAACCATGGTTTATACGAAGACATTCATCGTTATATTAGTGGATTGGTTAGAGAACTTAATAAACAAGACATCGCTGAAGATATTGTTAAAAATTATTTAACTAAACCTACTATCTGGATGTTTGTAATCTTATTAACATTTACTAAACTAAACTACAAAGATTGTATATTATACTATATTCTAGATGAATCTACTTTGAAAGGATAACTAAATGATTAATAAAGAAGTCCAAAAGAAACATGGGTTTCTAGTTAGTCTAGATGAATTATTCGACACTCGATTAGCTGTATTAGAGATGATGGATTTCGAGAAAGCAGATGAATTACAAGTCAGTGGTTTCTTTACACGAGAAAGAGACGACTTCCCAGGTGTAGACTTATACGAGTTTCGTAAGCGCTATGCTGAAAGAAACATTGCTGTATTGGCTAACTCTACCATGACTAACCTCATGATTAATCTTCGAGACATCATTGGTTCTTATATCGTAGAGAATACATACGAGAATAAAGAAGCAGAAGTAGACTTAGTATTAAATACTTATCCTTACCAATTAACTAAAGAAGAGTTAAATGATATGGTAACCTGTATTAAACTTCATTTAGGTAATATTGTTCCGGTAAGGGTAATCCATCAACCTCTTAAGAATATTAGTAGTGATTGGTTAGATGATAATGTGGTTTCATTTTATTGTTACGATTGGAATGAATGGCTAACACATCACCATTTAGAGTTTATTAAAAAACGACTAGAAACAGTAGTGATGTTGTGTCCACGTATTGCACCATTGTCTAATCAAGAAGGTATTAATCAGGTAAATGAAATTAATAAAGAAATAGAATCTGTTAAAATTATTTCAGAAAAAGACTTAGAGTCAGAAGACTTTAATGAGGATTCATTTGGTGCTATTGAATCTATTTGTAAACATTCCGGATTAAACATATCTTTTGTAGATACTCGTTTATTCTGTCGTATGTTACCAAATGAAGTACCAACTCCGACTGAAAAATTTAAGTATTAATTTTACAATACATGATTTATATGAGAAAGATGTCGGGTTTTTCTCGTCCATGAGAATGAAACAAATTTTCACCATATTTTTGTTTCATCATGTTAGTTCCTTAGTGATAACATACTACTACTCTACCTGAAAGGGTAGAGTAGTAGATATGTCTTTTATGTTGTTTATTTGTGGTTTATTTTTTAACGAGTGTTAATAGGTTAAAGAAGTAAGCAGATGGAATGCGATATCTGTCTGTAGGCTGACGTGCATCATTGTAATAACTATTCTCTGTTAATGGCCAGCTCTTATTATACAAACGTGGACGATATTGACAATCCGCAGTTTCTAGAACGTAAGTATCACCATCTTTAATCGTAACATATTCTTCGAATTTACCTAATCGTGTCATCATGGGTAATTTAGGTTTATATTCTGTTAAATAGTTATTTGGAATACCGCGCATTCTAGGATAAGTAATGTCTCTAAATACTTCAGTATTATCTAATAAGACAATAAAAGAATAACTTAGTGTGAGATATTTCTTAATAAAGTCATCTGAATAAACATCCGTTAGAATTAGATTAGTCTCACCGTATTTCTTATCAAATAAAGTATCACCGTAATCTAAGTCATCATTACTTAAATGAATACGTTCTAACAAAGGTACATTTTTTAACTTAACTTTAACCGCACTGTCTGAAATACGACTAAATACTTCGTAATCCAAAACATGCATGAAGCCACCTAGTATTAGGATAATGGTTTTATTACTACAGTCTTCACCAATGTCAATGACACATTCATGGTATAAACTAACCTTATCGTTCAGTTTACTAATCATTTCTTTACGAATAGGGACTTGTTTTAAAGCACCTAGATTCTCAAAGCTAATCACACCAATACAGTGTTTCTTTCTCTTCTTAATGGTCTTATAGCCATCTTCTACCCATAACCCCTTACTGTTAGCATCTGTTTGATGGACATAACCATTGACAGTAAATAAAGTATACTTCTGTAACTCCACTGGGTTAACACCTTTTTTAGTAACAAATAAATCATTATAGATATACTTATCACTAAAGTCACCATCAGGTAATAATCCTTTTCTAACAGGTACAATCTTAAATCGATTACTCAATGCTTCTTTATAGAGTAAACCAGATTTACTAATCTCAGTACTACCAGGAGTCAGTTTAAAACCTTTTTCACCAATTCTATCCAAGTATCGAAAGAATGTTTCATTAGCTCTTAATTCAGTTTCGTAATCGTCTACAGTAATCACACCACTCTTCTTAGTATATTTGTTAAAAAGAGTAGCACGTATTGTGTTGTAACGTTTGTATAGTTTATCTAAAGGGTATTTCTTCAAATCCACTGGTTCCCATTGTGCTTGAGAGCCAATGACCCTACCCATTGCTGATTTAATTTCATATGCAGCAGCCATGTAAAATCTCCTACATGCCCGAGACAAATATATGAATATTTGCGACAGGCGCATTATAGATTAATAAATAAGTATTAACGGTATTTTTTTATATTCCGTTAGTCGTACTAAAAGTTTCATAAATTCGAGGAATTGATATGGCACAAAATACAAATCCTGTTTATGCATTTGACCCTAACGGGATAAATCAAAACAACATTATCCGGAATGAACGACATACTGTAACCATTAAGAATAATTACGACTTTAACTACATTGTACCAGACTATGCTCCTTTCTTTGTTAATGATTTTAAAATGTATACATTAACACAGCAAGGTGCTAAGAATTACATGGTTGAAGGTGTAGACTATGTATTTGGCTTTAGGTTTATTCAAGCCACTATGCGAGCCGGTAAAGTACTCTATGGTTCAGTACAATTCATTAACCGAAAATTTAGTGGTGATGTTTATTTAGAATACCGTACAGTAGGCGGTATCTGGAACATCGATGCTCAAAAGATTAACCACATTCTATCCGAATGGATGCATAACCCAGTTACTACTTCTTGGGAACAAGTTGCTGACTTACCACAACAATTCCCAGTAATTGAACATACCCATGACATTAATAAAATGCCTGGTATTGAAGAATTGATTGCTGAAGTACGTAAATTAGGTTCTGCATCACGTGAATCATTACAAGAATCCATTATTAACCAAGTAAACTTAGCAGTAGGACGTATTACTAAAAACGATATTGGTTTAGGTAACATTCGTAACCTAAGCACATTACCTGCTACTAAATATACTGACCGTAGTGAAGACTACTATGTTACACCTAAGTCTGTGGTAGGCATTATTGATAACTACATCAAACCCATGATTGTTGAACACATCAACGCTCGTGGTAATGTACACCACTTAACTGCTGCTGATATTGGTGCAATCACGACATTAAATTTAAATAATGCTTTATCTGGTAAATTAGGTAAAAATGAGAAAGCAGCCGATACCACATTGATGGATGGCCGTAACTCACAACAACTGAAAAACTGGGTATTAGAAGGTACATCTGGTAATACGATTAAGTTTAATAACTTAACTTACCCGCAGATGATGGAAGACGTGACTAACCGCATTAACGCTTCTATCCAAAGTGCTACTGGTAGTAATAATGAAGCCATCATGCAACGTTTAAATAGTACTACTGTAGGTAATACTCAACGCTTTGGTAATAAAACTCCAGATGAATATGCTACTTGGTTACTGGCTAAAGAAATCAATGCTACTACACTTAATGGTAAAAACTTAACCACTATTTTAAGTGAAGCTAAAAACAATGTCAATGCAGCACAGTTAAATGGTTCGACTAAAGAACAAATCATTGCTTCTGCTAAACAGAATGTGAATGCGGCTCGATTAGAAGGTAAGTCAGTATCTGATTTGAAATTTGAATTCCAAAGAGATATTGTAGCTAATAATGTAAGTCCTGCTGTAGTAGATAGAATCACACAAACTGTACGTACTAATATTGCAGGTAACTTAGATGCCGCTACTTTAGGTGGTAAATCTGCTGCTGCGATTATTAACGAAGCGAAAAACAACGTCACTCAAGTAGGTGGTTTAACTGTTGACCAAATCGTTGCTAAGTCTTTACAACAAGCTAATAACAGTGTGAATGCAGGTTCATTTGGTGGTAAATCACCCCAAGCCTGGCGTGAAGAGATTCGTCAATCCCACGTGTCTGACTCTGACCAATTAACAGGTAAATCATTAGCGACTATTAAAACTGAAATTGAAAATGAAAACCGTAATGCCTTTACTAAGAACTTTGTAAACATGGGTACGGGTGTAGACCAATTAGCACCTACAGCTAATGCCAATATCTTGAAGATGGGTTGGTCTAATAAGAAACAAGTCATGACCACTGTAGACAGTAAAAACTTAGGTTATATATACCGATTTGTTAAAGTATTGACTAGTGAAGACTTGAATACACTTAAAGGTGATGAACACTATGGTTTCTATTCTCAAGACGCTAACGTTAACGCGACAACTGCGAGAAACTACCCAGAACAAAGAGCAGGTACACTTTGGGTGATGCCAGGTGCTTACCAAGGTTTACAATTCTATACAGTATTTAATACTGGTAATACTTACTTCCGTACTACTGAATACGATGGTAGTTGGGGTAATTGGATGTTAACCAGTGTATCAGAAAATCGTATTTCTCATTCTACTACAGGTACAGATACGACTAAAGTAGCTTCTGAAAAAGCAGTAGGTGATTTAAAACGTGCTACTGATACTAACCTAGATACTAAAGTAGGTAAAGAAGGTAATCAGGCGATTAATGGTCAGTTACAAGTAGGTAAACAAAATGAGTGGACGAAGATTCAAATGCCATCAGGTAATGGTAATTGGATTTTTGAAGCATTACCTACCTCTAATGTTACTGCTGCAAGCAAAGTATACCCTCGTTTGAATCTTAAGTATACTGAAGGAAACAATGTCTACGCAGTTAGATTCCCAGAAGTTACTAAAGACGAAACTGTGGTGTATAAGTCTTACTTAGATACTGCTGCTGCTCAAGCCATTAATCAGGCTGTGACTAAAGTCTATAACGAAGGCGGAGTATTTAAGAAGAAAATTACCTTGACTCCAAACAATTCCGAAGACTTAGATATCTTAGGTTCTGCTTCTCGTAATAGTGGTTTTAAATTTAAAGAAGACGGTAGTATTTTAACTAAGGTTGCTAGCAAAGATAGAGTAATCATTGAACCAGATGGTAGCATGACAATTTATACTGGCACTGGTGCTCGTGTATTGATTGATAACAATGGTAATGTTAAGTCTTTCTCTGCTGAAAATAGAATGGTATTTAATTCAGGTGATATGGAAAACACAATTATCAATACGGTAAAAGCTTTCCTATTAGACAGTAATTCTAATAAACTTAAAACTGAATTTGTACCTCCTGCTCGCTGGAGTTAATAGGATAAATTACTACGGTGAAATAAATCACCGTAGTAATTTTATCGAATATCTTTGAGTGTTTATATTAAAATAAGGAATTTAGAAATGCCTATTTCACCAGAAATGAAAATTCGGTATGAGTTCGATAAATCAGGACGAAATCCGAATAACTTAGTATCTGAAGAAGGCCATGTACTGAATGACCGAGAAGTTAGAATTATCTCCCCTAGACACGCTCATTTTTATATTGAAAGTGTCGTGATTAAAGATAAGAAAAACAACCAAGTCGTTCCACGTGCTTCTTACTTCTTCGAAGATACTTCAGAAACTATTGCAGGATTAACAGGTTTAGGTGCAGCCTCTACCATTGTCTTAGTAGATAAAACAGTAAGTAAAAATATCTCTGTAACTTACCAAGCAGTAGGTGGCCAGTTTACTTCTATCGATATCCCTGCATTACAAAATAAATTAAATAGTCTTAATTTAGATAACAGACCAGTATCTTGGTTGAATATTGCTAATAAACCAGATGCATTCCCACCAACAGAACACTTCCACCCTATTTGGCAAACTTATGGTTACGAAGGTTTAATCTATGTCATTGAACGTTTGATTAAAGCTACTTTAATCGGTGATGAGGAATCCCATAACGTAATTTGGGAAGCCATTGGTGGATTTGATGCTAAGTTAGAGAAACTAAAAAATAAAGTAGATGTTGATGTCGCTAACTTAATTGGTGATAACAACAATGGTGTTAATGCTAAATTAGAAGAACTAAAACGTAAAATTAATGACGATGTTGTTCAAAAGGTTAATGAATTAAGAACATCTTTAGATAACCACATCAATGCTCGTGGTAATGTCCATGGTTTAACATTAGAAAATATTAAACAGTTAGGTGTATATTCTAAACCAGAAATCGACGAGCGTGTTCAGACGTTAAATGGCAGCATCAATGCCCTAAAAGGGACTGTGTATACTAAACAACAAGTAGATGCTCTTTTGCCTCCTATTCGTGATTCTATTACACAATTGGAAGGTGTAGTAAATGCAGATAAGAGAAACTTAGCTGACAATTACTATAACAAACAGAATGTAGATAGTAAAGATACTACTGTAAAAGATTTTGCTTGGTCTAATAAAGCCATTATGGAAAACATTGTAAGTAAAATGTTATTTGGTAAGTATACTCAACCAGGTAAACAAATTACTCGTGAGAATGGTACTAAGGCTAATTTAGCAGAAGATGAAATCAATACTGAAATGAGACGTGTATTTGGTAATACACCCAAACTAGCTAAAGACATTATTCCTATTTCTACAGCGGCTAATAACCAATTACGTTGGAATGGTGATGGTTTGTACTACGGTAACGTACCAGATGATATCTTTGCTAACGTTTATGTAGACCCAGATGCTGGTTTAGATGAACCTATTACGTTTGAAAATAAACGTGGTACGAAAGAGAAACCTTTGGCGACTATTGGTTATGCTCTAGCACAAGGCCCATCAGATGTACGCCGTACTATCCTTTTAAAAGAAGGTAAGACACACGTTATTGGTAAACGTTTGGTTTCTGTAACAGGTACAACTGCCACATACGAATCTAATCCAGTAAACCACAAAGATGGTAATGATGTGTATTTCAGAGGTGGTAATATTGAGTTTAGACCTTATGGTACGAGAACAGACGAAATTTATGCTAAAGCACGTGCTATTCGCGCTAACTTTAACAACTATGGTGGTGGTTCTGAAGAGCGTCAGCAAGAGATGATTGACCTTGGTTGTAAGATTGAGTTTAGAGGTGCTTATATTGGTAATAACATTACTAGAGGTGGTAAATCTTATCCTACCTTTACACGTTATTGTTTGGCTATTTCTAATAACACCAATTTATCTTTTATTGGTTTAACTATTGTCTATAATACAGACCCTGTAGCCGATGCTAAAGTAAAAGCAGATGAATTTGTTTATTCTTCTACTAATATCTTTAACTGGTGGAATACATTTACTATTAACTTCTTAAGTTGTGCATTTAGTACAGGTGAAAGAGCCACCTATGATAACAAAGGTGGTAAACAGACTATTAACTTATTCTCACCATCAGTAGCCGCTCAAACATTCTCTTTTGATGATTGTTGGATGACTAAGAGATTCTATACCGGTGAAAACAATGTAATTGAGTTTGGTAATTCTACTAACTCTGCGATTAAGTTTAACCGATTAGATAGAGACATTGTGGGTATGCCTACATTTGTACCAGGTAAAACTTATTACACTGGTTTGAAGATTAAATCAGGTATCTTCTACAATGTTAAAACAAACATTGAACCTACGCAAGAAGAAGAACTCAATACCAATAAAGCAGGTGCACCTAGTGGTACACGTCCTGCTGAAATTGAGGTATTAGGTGATAAAGTATTTGCCGTCTATCATGATGGTAATACTATTCGCCGCATTCAAGTATCTCCTGCACGTTGGGCTGGTTAGACATAAAGTAAATTATACTACACTAGGGTATACCCTAGTGTAGTATAATTATTTATTTACTAATTAACTCTGTTTTAAGATAGACTTGTCTTATACTGAGTCTTCTATTTTTATTTCTAATACGCTCTAATACAGAATTATAATTATAACCACTATCAGAACGCCATGTCTCATTACCTATAATAAAAATAAACGTTATTTCATCACCATTTTTAATATCTAGGTGAGATAAACCATATTTTATAACTGGGGAATAGTTCCAACCTCCTTTACCATACCATAATGAAGTACCACCACTACCATGTTCTTTAAGGCTATTGTTAGTAGAATATGCGGCAATTAAGACACCATTTCGTCTTATTTCTATACCTTCACCAACAGTTGTCTCATCACCACTGTTAGTTAATTCATGGTAAATATGGTGAATCTTTCTAGTAAATCCTTTAACAACATATTTAAATTTATAAGTAGTACCATTACTATCAATATTTAAATGGTTTGTATCTCTATCATTATAGATAATTTCTCTATTAATGGTTTCTAAAGGTACAGATTCAAGATTACCGTTAGGATCAATAACGAAATCATCACTCCAGATTAATTCAGTAATTGTAAAATTAATCCAACTATTATCACCACGGTCGCCATGTGTTTTAACTGTGATTTTTAATATAAGATCATCGTACCCACTTTCAGTTAATATAATAGGATTATTAAATGTAAAAGTATGGTTACCATTTCCACCACCTAAACTTCTACTATTAGCACCACCGACAACAGTACCATTTCTTTCATTTAATACGATGATTTCGTTAAAACGTAATTCGTGTCTATGACTACCACCATTCCTATCTAATGCTATAGAGAAACCTTTTAAATTTCTAGTTACCTTAGGTAATTTAAAATATAATCCCTTTTCAGCTTCACCAAAGAAAGTACGAATTTGTACTCTATTGGTCCCATATGTCTCATGGCTATCTTCACCTGGTCGACCATAATACGGTTCATTAGCATAGTATTTAATATCATTCACTACGGGGTCAGGTAAACGTACTTCGTAGTTTATAGGGTTATTTACACTATTCTCTACAATCTTACGAAACCATTTTTTACAAACACCATTAAAGTCATCAGAGTTAATAATTTTATTTTTTACTTCATTGTAATCAATTAAATTAGAAGGAGTACTACCATTACCAATAGCATAATGTGTACTTTCTGAAAACACACGATTACCTTTTTTAATAGTAATCTTTAATTTAGATAAAGTACCTAGTTTATTAATAGTTTCGCTAAATGTATTACTTAAGTCACCAATATCGATATCACCCTCTCTATCTTTAAAGTCAGAGAGTTTTAAATAATCATGCATACACATGAAACCATATTCATTACTTAAATAAGCATTACCTAACATATTTACTAAACCAGCATGTAAACCATTATCATGCCAACCACCAAAATTACCCATGGGCACAAAATAGTAATCACGACTATATTTAGGAATATGATTGGTTCTCTCAATGACTTGTTTATTGAATATATCCAATACAGATTGTTTAGTAACAGGTTGACCAGCTTTATTGGTGAATTCCTCAATAGTAGTTTCTACAGCCCCAGGGGTCATTACTACATTAGGGCCATCGTTATTTCTTAACATCTCTAGAGTTTCTCTAGAGTATTTTCTTGGTAAATGAATTTCAACTGCCATATCTTATTTCCTTATTCAAAAGGTTTATAGGTTATTCTCATACGAATAAATAATAATTACTACGTGTAATACATAGCGTACAATAAGTAAAAACTATGAACCAAACACGTTACACACAACAAAAAGGAATCAAAATGATTGATGTAAGAAATTATTTTATGTGTCCCTCATGTTCAGATCAACATAATCGGACATTTACAGAGGCTCTAGAGTTAGCGATTGAATACGCTGATAAACTAGAGGACTTTGTGTATATTGACGAAGGTGAATATACTTTAGAAAAGCAAATTACCATTAGCTCGACTAAAAATAAAGGTTGTAAAGGTATTTTAGGCGCAGGTATGGATAAGACTAAGATTAAGTTTAACTGGCCTCAGACTATTGACTGGGACCCTAGAACAAACTCTACAGATGCTCGCTCACAAGCAGGTATTCTTTTAGAACATGTATCTAAACGTACTGTTGCCAATCTATCCTTAACTTACGAAGGTGAATTCTATCGTAAAGGTGAATCTTATTTTGGTACCATTAATGGTATTTACATGGAGCATACAGATGACTGTTTAGTCTCCCAAGTAGAAGTAACAGGCTGTAACCGTGCAGGTGTATTCTTAAATACTGTAGACAAAAAGGTTATGGAAGGTGCGAAAAAACACCATTCACAAGGTATGGACCCTAAACTAATTGGTTTACCTAAAGGTAATAAAATTATTGGTTGTAATCTACACCACAACCGTGTAGCAGGTATTCTATCTGCATGGCAAGAAGACTTAGTAGTACGAGATAACTATCTGAATCATAATGGTCACGCAGCTGACGGTGGTACTGGTTATGGTATCGCAATGGGTTCTGGTTCGGTTAATATTAACTTCTTAGTAGAAAATAACCACGCAGAAGGTAACTTCCGTAAAGGCTTAGATGTACATGATGCATTCTCTGGTAAATTCGTTAATAACCGTGTCATCAATAACCGTTTCCATGGTATTGCTATTGAATCACGTGGCTATCCATCCAATGGTGTAGATGTTATTGATAACTACATTACATTTGATAAAACCTTCCGTTTAGTAGCCGATGATGAAATCCCTGTACGTACCAGCATGGACTACTATCAACAACGTGCGATTCGTATTGAAACTAAACCACAAGATTGGCAACCATGGAAAGGTCAACCTACTAGTCCTGTATATAATGTTACAGGTAACGTCATTCGTGGTGTAGAATGGGAAACCGATAAACAACAAGGTATCCACCGCGTTATCGAAATTCGTAATAATGACCAAGACCCAAATGTTATTCCTACTTGGAACATTAAAGACAATGATATTGAAGCAGTAGATGTTTCAGATATTATGTTCTGTATTGCTCCATCTCAAGTCGTTAATGGTTTAGGTAATGTAGTAGTAGAGAATAATCGTTTTGTATCTAAACGTGTACGCTCTGCCCCAGTGACATTCCAAGAAGAGAATACTTCTAAGTTACGTGAAAACTCAATTGTATTTAGAAATAATACAATCAGTGTAACTGAACTTAATGTTTATATTAAAGCATTGATTATTATCTCTACAGATAAGAAACTGACTATTGAGAATAATACCATTGACTTAGTAGATAACTTTAATAAACCACTATTTGATATTACATCAAAAGAGGATTATAAAGACCAAACAAACTGGACAGTAAGTTCTAATGTATTCTCCTCTACAGTAAATGCTGATGTATTTAAACGTATCTTATTGGTTAAAGAGAATAACTGTAAAGTGACTCAAACCGGTAATACTTACTTACAAAAGATTACTGCTGAATTACCAGATAAAACATATTAATGTTTAATACTAATACTACTCTACCCAAAAGGTAGAGTAGTATTAGCTATATTAAAACACAAATAAATGGTGTTCTGAATGACCAGTAGGACCAGTGATGATTTCACTCACACCTGGTACATTGGTATCTTTCTTACCAATTTCACCGTAGATTGGTTTATGGAAGTTAAAGTAAACAGGAATTTGCTCAATAAAGCAATACTCTACAATACTACCTGATAACCAGTTAGGAACATCTTCACCAATTAATACACCATCGTAAAGTTCAATAGGTTTAGGTGGTACAGGAAAATCTTCCAAGTAACCATTCTTTTCATATTCTTGCTGTTTCTCTTCACTCAAAAGCAAGAACTTCTCTTTCCATTCATCCATTTCTTCAGAACGTTTTTTACTTTCTTCAGCACGTGATTTAATACAGCGTGCAGCTTCTTGAACAATATTAAATGCATTAAAGTCAATTTGATTACGGTCAGGTACAGTAATAAAGTTCAACAAACCTTTAATCTTTTCATTAGGTTCATCTACATTCAAGCCATTGACTTGTGTATACTCATGTTTATTAGCAGAGATTGGGAATAACATAATCGTTCCTTTGTGTTAAAAAAATAAATGTATTACATAGTTAATTAAATAATGGAATAAATTAGGTAGAGTAAATCACTCTACCTAATCTACTATTTACCATTTAGTAAATCGTCTACTTCAGCTAATTCCAAACCACTAATATCTGCATAGTCATTTGCAGATACAATAGTTCTACACTTAGGAAAACGATTACAAGAGAAGAAATTACCTCGTTTACCAACACGAATCACTAGTTGTCCTTTCTTACAACTAGGACAAGTCGTTCCAGTATTCACTGCTTTAGCCTTTTCAGTACCGTCAATATTACAACTGTACTTACAAGGATTTTCTTTACGAGAATAGTTTTCACATCCTACGAACTTACGTCCTTTAAAACCTTCTTTAATTAAAAGACGACCATTACACTCAGGACATTTCTTACCTTCAAATACTACTTCTTCTTTCTTAGGACGATTGTTTTCCAAACTCTCTTTAAAACCGCATTTCTTATCTGGACAAGATTTATACTTACCGTATTTACCTTGCATCAGATTGAGATTGTGTTGACCACACTTAGGACAGAGTTCAGCCATCTCTTCAATCTTACCAAATACAGACTTAGCTTCTTTAGCGACTCTTTCTACAACTTGATAGAAAGGATTCCAAAAGTCGTACATAACCTGTTTCCAGTTTAGTTCACCTGAAGCAATCTTATCTAACTGTACGTTTAAGTCAGAAGTATAGTTATAATCGATGTATTTAGAAAAGTATTGTAACAAGAAATTAATCACTTGTTCACCAATATCGTTTAACATGAATCGTTGTCCATCCATGCTAACGTATGCTCTATCTTTTAATACACGGATAATATTAGCATAAGTCGAAGGTCGACCAATACCATAGTCTTCAAGTGTTTTTACTAGAGAAGCTTCATTGTATCTGGCAGGTGGTTTAGTCTGGTGTTCTTCACATTTGAAATCGACTACCTCTACTTTATCATGGTATTCCAATTCAGGTAATTTAGTATTCTCTTCCTTATCAGAATCTAAATCTTCACCTTCTTGATAAACAGCTAAGTAACCAGCAAACTTCAATACTGAACCTGAACTTCTAAAACCAAATTCTTTTAAGGTAAAAGAGACAGATAATGTATCAAATAGAGCAGGTTTCATTTGAGAAGCTAGAGTACGTTCCCAGATTAGCTTGTAGAGCTTGTATTCGTCGTTTCCTAGGCGATTCTTAACGTCGGTAGGGGTAAGGTATATGTCAGTCGGACGAATGGCTTCGTGAGCCTCCTGGGCGCCTTTAGCGACCTTCCCATATTCAATCACATGTTCAGACATGTATTGTTTATAGTTCTCCCGACCAAATGCAAAGATATTATCCAATGCTTCTTGACTTAAAGCAGTAGAGTCAGTACGCATATAGGTAATATAACCATGGTCAGATTTACCATCACCTTCAAACAACTTCTGTGCTGTTTGCATGACACGTGTAGTAGTCCAACCTAATTTACGTACAGCGTCTTGTTGTAAAGTAGAAGTACGATAAGGTGCTTTAGGTTTAACTGATTTCTTACCACGTTTTACATCAGAAACCAATAGCTTCTCACCTTTACCAATATACTGAGTAATCGTATCTTTATAACCCTCTACAACATCTTTAGGAAATGAAGATTCTTCAAAAGACAATTTACCTAAGTTCACATCACCTACACGTACTAACTTAGCAGGGAAAGTAATATTATCTTTATTACCAAATACGGTCATTGTCCAATAAGTAGTAGGAACAAACTTACGAATCTCTTGTTCTCTTTCTACAATCAAACGTAATGCAGGAGACTGTACTCGACCTGCTGATAAGCCAGGTGTTAATACTTTCCACAAAAGAGGAGAAACATAAAAACCATATAGGTAATCAGATACAGAACGACCAAAGTGTGAATCTACTTTATTTTGGTCAATCGTACGAGGATTCTTAATAGACTCCAGTACGTGTTTCTCTGTAATCTCGTTAAAAGTCACGCGTTTAAATTCACAGTTTTTATTCACACCTCGAATCAGTTCTTTCAAATGCCAGCTAATACCTTCACCTTCTGTATCAGGGTCAGTCGCCAGATAAACAACGTCTGCACTTTTACATTTATTTAAAAGCTCTTTAGTATTCTTAGCATTATTCTTATTTAAGCAAAAGTGTTGTTTAAAACCATTATTAACTTCAATAGCACCTTTATTTTTAATAGAAATATCTAAACCACGTACATGGCCGATAGAAGCCATTACTTGAATATTGAGTGGACGTACAAATTTACCAATCAGTTTTACCTTATTGGGAGACTCCACAATCATGATACTTTTCATGTTGTTGTTCCTTATATAAAAAGTTATTTTT